ACACCATTCAGCGTCACAACCAGCAGGGTCTTGAATCATCGGATCCATGTACACGCTAAATGCGTTACGAATACGACCTAGACGGATATCTTGGTCAAACGAGTTATCGGTACAAAACTCGGTCAGGATACGAAAGTACCCTTCGCCGTAGGTTACTTGGTTTTCGCAAGCGGTGTCATAGACTACATCGGAGTCAGACATATACTCGATATGGCGAACCATACCTTCAAAGATTTCCGCTACTTCAACATCGCCTTTGTCGTCCGCAGGAATTACTTTTCCAGAGGGTCGGTTTTGACGTTGCTCGTTTGTTACTTGCTTGACGTGCTGCGGCAGTTTGTTGATTGTGAGGCATGGGCGCGCATTGATTGTCTGTCCTTGGACAGATCCGCGAGTTGCCAATACGTCTGCGGGCCACTGCCATTGGTTGTCCGGAGATCCGGCCATAAACCGAAGGTCATCTAGCTCATCTTCTCTTGATTCAGAATAAGCAGACATCGCCATTTGAAAGCGATGGCGCATCGTTGCAAGAACGTCTGACTGCTCATTTGGAGTAGTGGTGGGATTACTACCTGTGTCGGCTACTTTGCCAACAATATTCATGGATGACTGATCATAGGCCATAACGATTACTCTTTCTTAGATTGTCCATACCAGGAATAGCTTTTAAATTAGTAGGGACGTGCAGCCCACATACATTCTCACCTTGTAACGGGATTATATGATCAACGTGCCATATTGTTTTAGTTATTTTAGTCTGCAATGCTGCAAGTCTATATTCATTTTCCATACGCTCAAAATCAACCGAAGTTAACCAAGCGGGGGTGCGTTGCTTTTTACTAGCATAGCGTTTGGCATTGTAAGCAATGTATTTAGCTGGATTTTCACGCAAATATTTAGCTGCGTAAGCTCTATGTTCTTCAGGCTTTTTCCAGTAATTTGTAATTTTTACTTGTTTTAGTTTATCTGCGTTTTTTTGGTAATATTCGGCTCTTAATTGCTTATGCTTCACTGCATTTTTAGCCCGCCAACTTGCTGTTTTTATTTTGTTACATTCAGCGCAGATTTTAGTAGATACAAAGCGTTCAGCAGTATGCCCATATTTACAAGCAACGCCTGTAAAGTATTTGCTTAATCCTTGTGCTTTGGCTTCTTTTCTACTAAGCATCCAATATCCCAATAATATCGCCTTCGCGCATCATAAGCAGTTCTTCGCCATCGACTGTGACCTTTTGCCCGGAAAACTCACCGAATAGCACATGGTCGCCTTCTTTGACGTTCATAGGCTCAAGAAATCCTTTCGGACTTTTCTTACCTTCACCAATTGCCACAATGATACCGCTAAATAACTTGTCTTGGGGCAAAATAATTAATTCAGACAATTTTTCAATATCTTGACGAATCAAGACGCAGTTACTCAGGGGTTTTAAGCTCATTTTTTCTTCGTTAAGATTTTGTTTGCTTTAGCATCAATCTTGGATTTGCTTGATGGCGATAGTTTGCCAGCTTTCACTTCTTGGCTTGCACGGGCTTTTGCATTTGCAGCGTGGGCGCGGTCAGGCATCGGATATTTACGCTCGCCTGGCATACCAAATTCGGATTTAGCCAAAGAATTACGGGTTTTAGTAGGTAACTTAGCCATTATTTTTTTCCTTTGCTTTTGCCTTTAGCGGCTTGGGCTTTTTCGCTGTAAGCGATGGCAACGCTTTGCTTGATGGGTTTACCGGCTTTGACTTCTGCGCGGATGTTCGACTTGAAGGCTTCTTTACTGGTACTTTTTTTGAGAGGCATGGTTGCTCCTTGAGTTTAGGCTTTTTACGGCCGAAGTTAAAAAGTTCTAAAACAGTTTTCCACATATTAGCTCCCCATCCATGAGTTAAGGGCTGCGCTTTGCGACTGATACGTTTGTTTACGGATTGTAGTACGACTTTCACGGTTTGCAACAGGGAAAGCAAAAGTTAGCGCTATGGCGTCTGCACTGTCTGGGCTGGCTAACCCACGCGCTTTCATGTCTTTCTTAGACTCCAAGTAGATAGCACCTTTAGAGTCAGGCTTCATCAACGGTGAAATGAGGTCAGTCTTGAGCGTTTTCTCTTTAGGGATGCTTGCGTTCTTAAGCCAATCCTTCATCTGCCCCCAGATTTGGGCGCGCATATTGCCGTACATCATGGGGTTGCGGCTCTTGTTTGCGAAGTTCACACCCCGTATCTTGTAGCGTTGTTCCTTGAGCCGGTCAACCACACCCGCGCCGAGGCCGCCTTCGTCAATCGCCACGACTGCTGGGCTGTACTGCTCGATTGCTTCAATCACATGGCCGACCACTACCATCGTATCGTCACCCTTGAACTTACGGATCTCTACAATATCTCTGCCCTGGCGCACCGCAATGACGGTCGAGTCCGAGCCAAAGCGGGCTGGATCAACACCCATTACGATGGGCGCGGAGTCATCCTGCCATTTGTCCCGTTTCATGGCGTCATCTACCAAGGTGGATGAGATGAACTGATCGTCACCTTCTGAAGGGAACGAACCGTACACTTCAACGTGCGCCTGGTAAGAGTCAGGGCCGTATTCTTCAATGATCTGGTTGTACACGTTCTTGTCGGTACCTTCTACATCCCTAGCGTCCACCTGCCTAGATTGCCAAAAGTCACGCTTGCTACCCTCGATGGCTTCATAGAAGTAACCCGTATTGCGACGCGGGTTAGAGAAGCAACACCAAAAGCGATTGGGTGTGTTCTCTGTAAAAAACCCGCTTGTCACCGCCCAGATGGAGTCGTCAATACCGCTGGCCTCGTCAAACACGACCATCACGCCATCATAGTTATGCACACCAGCGAATGAGTCAGGATTCTCAGCCGACCAAAGCCGTCCTTCTAAGTTCCAATAACGTGTGCCTTTCTTGAGGTCACGCTCGACCAACTCGGTCAGCCATTTGGCGGGCATGACTCTTGTGGCGCTGATTTCCCACCAATAGGTGTTAATCGCCATTGACGACCACTTAGTAATCTCGGCCCATGTTACGGAGCGCAACTGACTTTCTGAGTTAGCAGACACAATGACCGTAGACCCAATGCGAGTAGTCATCATCCATAAGACTAGCCAACTGACAAGGGCTGACTTACCAATACCACGCCCAGAGGCGATGGCTAGGCGCATAACGTCATAGTCCATCTTGCCATTGTTTGCTTTGATATGCTCGCCAAGGTCATTCAATACCTGGCGCTGCCATTTGCGTGGGCCAGTGAAATGTTCTAGCGGTGTGCCTTGTTGCCCCCAAGGAAACGCAAACATCACGAACGCTAGCGGATTGTCTTTAATGGCAGGACTCCACAACCGTGCCATGAGTTCTTGTTCATCTTGCGCGGAATAGCGGGTAGTTTGCATTATTGTGCTGGCATATTGAGCAAGACGTTTGGTTCAACTTTTTGAAAATACTGTTGAAGGGCAGGCGCAGGCATATTTTGTAAGTTGTAATCTGAAGGTGTAAACACAGTCTGACCTTGCGGTGTTTCTGACCAAGTACCGCCAGGCGTATCAGGCGAATGAAATTGACTTTGGTCGCTAAATGTCGGATGGTTTGGTTTCTTAAACGTATCTGTACCATGCCCATTCTCAGCCGTACCCGCGCCAGACTTCCAAAAACCACGCAGATCATAGTCGTACAGATCCTTAATCTTGCCCGTTTTATCAGCCCATGCCATAAACGCTTTTTCTTCTTTTGGCGACAACTTAGTGTTGTGCGTTGCGGTAAAGTCAAAAGGATCTATTTCGTTCTGAGGCGCTGTCGCTAATACGTTTAGCGCATTGACGGGCGCAGGCGCCAGTGCATTAGTAGCCATTACGCTGCTTTCTTTTGTTTGACTGGTTTGAACTCTACGCTTTGAGGTTCACTAGCTGTGAGGGCGTCAATGACTCTTGACTGCGCTTGCTCGAGAGCAGCGGTGATTGAGATGCGCTGTTCGACGTCGATGGATAGTTGTTGTTTGGCAACCCACCCGTGGACGTTTTGCAAGATTGCGAGGGCTGCACGGGAGTCACCGTTTTGTGCAGCAGTATGCAAGAGTTCGCTAGCTTCATATTCACCTTCGGCTCTGCCTGTTAATTCTGCCCATTCAGCAATCGGATCAAACTGTACTAACTGACGATATTCGGTGGGGAGCATACCCGCTGCTAACGCCAACGAATCTCCCTTAAGGCCGAGCTTGGCGGCTTTCTTGATTGCTTCAAGCCGTGACTCTGTAGCTTGCAGCTTACGAGGTTCATAAGGAAAGGATACAAACATAGCGTGATGTTATCACTTTTCAATAAAAAATAAAAATTAAAAACGAATCTGTTGTGATGGCTATAAAAATAAAAATTGTTCGTGATACCTGGCAACCACCAACTCAAAAGCTGTCGGCCCTACCCGGGGGCCTAAATTTGAAAGGCAGAAGTTTCAGGCTACGGGTTTACCCTTATTAGCTTGTGGCTTGTGGACAACGTGGATTGTCCAGGCAAGTTAGGGCGCGGCGTTGCGTTGTTGTTGTTGTTTGCTTTTTGCTTTGGGCGCGTGGCCGCTTAACTTGTGGACAATGCGGACAATATGTTTTTAAGTTGTCCACACTATCCACAACTTTTAGCTAGTAGCTAACGGCGTGGGCGAAATAGCAGCATAAACGTGGACAACGTGGACAAGTGGACAATCGATTTTAAGTCGCTGACTTATAACATTCGTTGTATTTATACAACAATATATCAACCTCTAACTAATAAGGTATTTTAATTTATCCACAATATCCACAACTCTTATTTTGTAAGGGTTCGCGCCCTGTTTTTGATTGTCCACAATCAGTCCACAATCGATCCGCAATCAGTCCACAAAATATATTTTGCGCTAAGTGTTGCAAAGTGTAAGGAATTGTTTTACATTATCAATACCGGCTGCAACTTAACCGGTAAACAGTCCACTAAACTAAACGAAAAGGCCACAAAATGAACTTTGTAAACGAACTCAATCAAGCCTATGCTTATCTTGATAATGCTATTGATAGCTGCAATACTAAGACTGAATTTAGCGCGCTATTAGATAAGATCGAAAGCAGCGAATTACCTTATGCGGATATTTTATACGCGCACGCATTCGAAATTTATAGCGTTAAGTTTTAACTAATCTACTCTAATCTAAAGGCAAAACTATCATGAACAATCAATTTACAATCTCAATAAATGCTTTAAAGGGTCTTGATCTCTTAGCAGCTAAGGGTGATATTCGCTATTATTTAAACGGCGTAAACGTCGAATTTAACGAAACAACAACCCGCTTAGTAGCAACTAACGGGCATATTTTAGGAATTGAGAACTTAACTCAAAACCTAGTAAACACCGGCGCGGGTTCGCTCATCATTCCTAGCGATATTATTAAGGCCTTAAAACCAGTAAGCAAAAATGCCGACATCGTGCAAATTA